AACATTGCCTTGCTTCAACGCGATGACGGCAAGCTGGCAAACAGTTCTGTAGGAACCCAGCAATTCGGGGTTGATGCACTTGCTTTGATAGGTGCTTCCGGTAGTGGCTTCAACATACGCGGAACCTGGGGAGCGACTACCGCATACGCAATCGGCGATATCGTGGAGAGCAGTCAGGCGACATATTACTGCATCACGGCACACACTTCGGGCAACGCCTTCGCAGATAACAGTTCAAAGTTTGTATTGATTGCGAATGCGGCAATTCAGACGACAGCAACGAATGTAGAGAAATTCACAGGGAATGGATCGACAGTAGCGTTCACACTGGCTTCGACATACGGATCAGACAAGGACGTTCAGGTGTATGTGAATGGATCCTTGAAGACTCCGCAATCCGAGTCGAATGCATTAGATGCAAGCAGTTACACGATCAGCGGAAACACGCTGACATTTGTAACAGCACCGCCGACCAACAGTTATCCGAATGTATTTGTTTGGGGAACGAGTGTCGCAGTAGAAGCGGCAAAAGCCACGGCGGTTCAGGCAAAGGATGATGCATTGGGTTATCGAAACACGACAAATGATCATCGTTTAACCGCCGAATCTTATGCAGTTCAGGCTTCAAATGCAGTCGTACAGACGTTTTCTGGAGGAACAGGAACCAATGTCAGCCCAGCGGTATATTCGGCAAAGACATATGCAGGAGATACAACGGGATCAGCTGACACGCACGGCGGATCGGCGAAAGGTTGGGCTCAGACGGCAGAGGACACGGCGGTTCCAGGAGCATCGTCAGCGGATCGATCCGCAAAGCATTATATGTTGAAGGCACAATCTGCAAAATCGGATGCAGAGGATGCAAGGGACTTAGCCCAATCTCATTCATTATCCCAGGCCCAGGTCGCGGCTCTCGCGGTGGCGCTTGGTTAATCAAGGAGTTTTATGAGTGATTTTATAAATGCCGTAAAGGCTCAATTAACGTCTGATGCATTCAGTGCAAATCCAGACACGACTAACATTTACACGCCGTCCGGCTCCAAGGATTGCGTAGTTTTGTCGGTTAGTTTGTGCAACATCACGGCAAATGATGTGACAGTGGACATTCAGTTAGATGCATCCACTGATGCACATTTTGTGAAATCGGTAACAGTCCCAGGCGGATCGACGATGGAGATGATGACGGGCCAGAAGTATGTGATCAAGAATGGTGAGAAGCTGAGAGCCAGGGCGAGTGCGAATACGGCGATCGATTTGATCTTGAACGGATTGGAGCAGACATGAAGCATTTTGGCGACAATACGGATGGGATCCAGCATAAGCAGAAGGGCAAGCTGCAGCTGCGGACCCAGAGCAAGACAGTTGCTGAAGTGGACAGCTCCGGCATCAGCGGATACATCTCGTCTACAGAGAGCGGAATCATGCGGAATCCTTCGACCATTTCTTCGGATGCCGAGATCAAGGCGAATGAGAACGCTTGTTTAGTGGGGCCAATCACAGTTTCTGCCACTTTAACAGTCTCCGGAACCTTACAAGTGATTTAAAATGCCGATACATCTCACTCCCGAATCCAACCCAGTAGTTCAAGAAGGAACCCTATACGTTGATAGTGCTACTGGTGAATTCAATGTTGCTGGTAGAACAGTTCCGCATATCATTCCTGGGGTTCTGTATCCTGCTTATGAAGCTGATTCTACTGGGGCTGGCAAGTTAATGGATGGTACGACAGAACATGGCACAGGTACTTATGGTGGATCTGCCGTCAGTACGGATTATGGAACTACGCAAAGTGATGGTAGGAAGTATTATTTCACCAACATTGCTGGCAGTAAGCCGATCAAAGACCCACGGATCGGTGGGCATTTTGGGAGTCAGAGGCACAGATTTTCTTCAGCACAATTGCTTGAACAAGAAACTGCTACTCAGGGTGATAATGTTTATTCAATAGATGGTAGAGAATGGATAAGAGCAGTCGGTGATGTTACAGGAAGTTATAATAACTCACACGGCAATAGACCTTTATTAAATAATACAAGTAGTTATTTTGAGATAGTAGGATATTTTAGTAGTATCAATATTAGTTCATACGGATACGACAATGCTAAATTTCGTTATAGTTTAGATGGGGCATCTGAAGTTGGTACTGATTATGGGCCAATTGGATCAGCTACTCCTTTAGGATCTCGATATGTTAAAGCAGGGTCTTTAGTAAATATTCCGATTTCTACGACACTAGGAATACATACTATTAAATTAAGGAATAATCATGGTACTGCAACATCATCCAATGAAATTTCAGACATCGAACTAATCGCCCAAGACACATCAAACCGCAACAACATACAGATCCCTAGTCAGGATGTGGTGAGTTATGGGAAGAAGTTTACAGTAAGTGCAGAAGGTAGTTCTGGTCATCATTACGATCCATTTTCTGCAAAAACTGATGGATCTGCTTGGACATCACCAACCTCTGGAACCAACAACGCAAACAGTTCCGCAAGCTGGCCTACTAACATCGATACAGCAACAAGTTTAGGTTTAGATAAATGGGTAGATGGTAGTAACTACTATCGGCCTTACAATGGTGGACGAGTAGTTAAATGGGTTGACAGTAGTGGCACAATTAAAACAAGTGTCACAGTTATGCCACCTAATGCGAAAAGTATTAAGTCTGCTGATGTTAATAAGAAGGCGAAGAATGCACCTAACGATACTTACTTACCTACATTTGAAGATGAGACAACAAACGTAAACGAAGACTTACTGCATGAAGTAGCGAAGACGTTCCACTTTAGAGAGTTTGGAAATGGAAGTGCTAATGGGAATGCTTCTTATAAAGATGTAAGCACGTTAGACAATAACACAACAGATGTTGCTTATGTAATGGATGATGGCACAACATCATATTCAGGGGAAAGTTATGCTGCGAGTGATGGAACAGGGATGTGGCCTGCAGTTACTGGATCTAGTGACGATTTTTTAACATTTATTGGTACTGGAATCACAATACAAAACGATAAATATAACCCTCAAACAATAACCATAGCTCAAAATTTACCTTATGGAACTCATATTTTAAAAAGTAATTATGCTAGTTCAACCAGTGCCACTTGGACAATAGATGGAGTAGCAATTACTGCGACAGGTGCTTTAGCCACATATAACACCAAAACTAACATCACCTTCCACCAACCCAAGAAACCACCAATCCCTGAAGATGCTTGTGTCCTCGCAGACTTCATGCTTATGGCAGCCTATGTGCCACAGACATCTAATGGAATTGAAAAAATTAGCAAAGGTGTTCGTTTAAGTGATTGTAGTAGAGATGTGTTTTTTGATTCCACACATTCATCAACTAATAGTGGTTTTGCTCATAGGATTGGTTACACAGGGCCAGGAGGGTTTGGGTTTTCTAGTTATAACGGAACGGCAAATGCTACCCATACATTTAAACAAGAATTTTATGGTGATGGGATTGTATTTCGTTATTGGGAAACAAGTGAAACATACAGACAAGAAACATTTAAATTGTATATAGATGATACACTATTAACAGCTTCAAATTTTTCTGGGGTAACTGTTACAAGCCCTTACTTTACTTACAATAGCTCAAACGGAACTTTTACTCAGGCTAGTAGTTACGTTTCAGGGCAGTATTATGTTTCAATCAAAGGGCTTACTTTAGGTCACCACACATTAAAATATTCACACGATTCAACAGCAGATACAGATCAAGGTAAATTAAGTGGGTTTGACATAGCCACCCCAATCCACACAAGTTCACATTACCAAACCTTTGAATCGCCCTTCTTGCACGAGCTAATCGGAGGGGATCGTAATATGGAGCAGACTAATTTAGTTTGTAGTCCAGATGGTAAAAGTTGGGATGAGGTAACGAGGGATACAAGTTATCTTGCAAGTAATATAGTTGTAAGTGCTACTACTGACACAACAACAAATTGGTCTGCTTCTATTATTCTTGATGAGTGGAGAGGACAGCCTCTAGTTAGTGGCACTGCGACACAAAAAGAATGCTTCAATAAAGACTCTTGGGCTATTGCGTATGATATGTTAATTTGCCTTAAAGATGGGACTTATGAAATGCAATTAACAGGAGATTTTAACCACCACCAAGACATATATATAAATGGAACCATGGCACAACTAGGGCCAGATGCTTCTCATTCTGGCATAACATTAATTAAACAACTTAATAGGGGTGATACAGTCCAACCCAAAGGATATTTTGGGTTAACTAATGTCCGATATTCTCACTTTTATATAAAGAAAATTAACTAATGTTTATCGCAATAAAAGACACAAAGGTAACCGCTATTCACGAAACAGAATGGCAATGCAGAAGGAATGCTAAAGGGCTATCAAAACCTGAATACTGGACTTGGCTAGAATCCGTTACTACTGAAGGTGTTTCAGATTATTCTGGGGAAGATTACGAGATTGTAGAAACCGATGCACCCCTTAGTTATCAAGATAAAGACTCTGAAGGTAACGATGTAACCATTAGTTTTAATCAAAGTGGACACATAACATCAGACGGAACTTACTGCTTAAAGTGGGACGGAAGTAAAATCATCAAAGACGATGATGCCTTAACCGCATATCAAACCGCAGAAAAGTGGAAAAGAATCCGTAATGACCGCAATGTTCGGTTAGCAGAAACCGATTACCTTTCGTTAAAAGATAATACATTAAGTGACGATATGAAAACCTATCGACAAGCATTGAGGGACGTACCGAAACAAACGGACCCAGATAACATCACATGGCCCAGTAAACCATCATGAGTAGTGTAATAAAAGTAAATGAAATCCAGAATAGTTCTGGAGGTGCTGAAGTTAAAATCCAAACTTTAAAGCACCCAAGTGCTAGTGGAAATAATATAACTTTATACCCTAGTAATAATGTCGAATTTGCTGGGAACCTTAATTTAGGTGGTACATATACCCAAGGGACTATTGGTCCTTCAGTAACAGGAAACTGGGGTTTAAAGCTTTTGGAAACATATACTGTTTCAGGGTCTCCTGGTACTTTTGATATGGGTTCAGCAAGTATATTTTCGTCAACTTATGACACATATAAAATTATTTTTAATGATGTTAGTTTTAATACTAACGTAGATTTTTATATTCAATTTACCCTTGCGGATACTGGTTTAGTTAATAGTGGTAATGATTACGATTTTACGTCAAGGGGGTTCAGTTCGAATAATGATGAAAATAAAAATTCTTCTGATATTGGTGATTTTATAGCACTTAATAGTTTTTCTATCAAAGGAAACGACACAATTAGACAAGGGGCTTGTGGTGAGATTATAATTCCAAATCCTTCAGCAACAGGGACCGCCAAATATGTATATGGAAGAATGTCATATCAAAATAGCAGTTCTTTTACAGTTATTACCATATTTACTGGAGGTTTAGCTCAAAATTCTGAAACTGCACATAGAAAACCTTTAGTGGGGATCAGATTTGCACTAAATTCAACCAACACCTTTCAAAGAGGAACTTTTAGATTATATGGAGTGGTGAATGCCTAATAAAATGCAAATAAATAATGGTTTTCCTGTTGTTTATGAGGAAACTGATGATGGTATTGTTGTTCAATATAAGGCAGAAAGAAATGCAAAACTTGCAGAAACAGACGTTTATATGATTGAAGATTTTCCTATTACTACTGAACAAAAAACTGCTTGGGAAGCATACAGAAAAAAACTAAGAGACATGGATTTTAGCGATCCTGACAACATTACATGGCCCAATAAACCAGAGTAACCACAATGCCGTCAATAATCGAAGTAGATACTATAAAAAACAAAACAGGAACCCAGAACACTGTTTTAAGTACCGATGGTTCTGGGAATAATACGCTTAATGCTGGTGTTATTAAAAGTAACACAGGTAGTAATTCTGCAATTACAATAGCTTCAGATGGTCAGATCACAGTTAATCAAAATAATCCTACGCTGACACTAGGGGCAAATACGACTTTTCCGTCAGGTCATATTACAAAAATGGAAACAGCTACTACGGGAACACAATTAACTGTTACAGCCACAAGTTATGCTGGGGATAATACTACTATTACACCATTGTCAGTAACAATAAATAAAGTTCATTCTTCATCTAAAATTTGGATTTTGTGCAGTCCCAGCATTCAAGCCTATCAAAATGGTTCTGGAGATTCAGCGGCTGGTGCAAGAATTATTAGAGGGTCAGGAAGTCCATATACTGAAATAGAAGATTTTGGTAAAGTGGTTAGATCATATGATGCTGGTGATATTAATTTAGCATCGGCAATTATTTGTTTACAATGCGTGGATTCAACAACATCTACTGGGAATTTAACCTATAGTTTAGAGATGAAAAAGATAGGAGGTACGGATTCTAGGCTTAATCATGATTCTAACAATGACTCCTATTCAAAGATAACTGTATTTGAGGTAATGTAATGATACATTTAGCTGACGTTTTGCATAAATTTTATCCTAATACAGAATGGGGTCTTGATGGAAATTCTTATGCAGGTTTGCATTGGTCTAAAAATAATAAAATAGACAAACCAACAGAAGAAGCAATTCAGGCTAAGTTAAAAGAGCTAGAAAACGAGTATGAAAAACAAGCCTACGCTAGGTCAAGGGCCGATGCTTACCCATCGTGGCAGACCCAGCTGGATCAGCTGTTCCACCAGGGCTATGACGGCTGGAAAGCGGAGGTGCAGAAGGTGAAAGACCAGTTCCCCAAACCATAGGATAGCAA